TATCCATTAGGAACTGGTCTGCTCAATACATGCAGAACCCAACTTCAGAGGAAGGAGCGATTCTAAAAAGAGAATGGTGGCAACCGTGGACCGGGGATCTTCCAGTATTAAAACATGTCATACAATCGTATGACACGGCATTCAGTAAAAAAGAAACTGCCGACTACTCAGCTATTACCACTTGGGGAATATTCACGCCTCACGAATCAGGGCCTGATGCGATTATGTTAATCGATGCCATTAAAGGTAAATATGATTTTCCAGAATTAAAAATGGTAGCGTTAGATCAATATAAGTATTGGCAACCAGAGACAATTATTATAGAAGCTAAAGCTAGTGGACAAAGTTTATTACAAGAATTAAGACGAATGGGTATACCGGTTATGGATTACACACCAGGACGAGGACAGGACAAACACTCACGGGTCAACGCCTGTGCTCCTATATTTGAGTCTGGGCAGATTTATTATCCAAGAGACGAACATTGGGCTCAAGAAGTCATAGAAGAGTGTGCAGCTTTTCCTCATGGAGAACATGACGATTATGTGGACAGCACCACACAAGCTATGTTAAGATATCGGCAAGGTTCTTTTGTAACTACTTATTCTGACGAGGACGAGGTTGAAAGTTATAAAGAACGTAAATACGTATATTATTAATTAGGAGATAAGACATGTCAAAAAAATCAAGAAGACGAAATAAGATTCTTCTAGCGGGTGCAGCATTATTAGGTGCATCTAAGTTAGGAATGTTAGGTGGCAAAACTGCTGCAGGTATATCAGGTGATAAAATGGCGAAAGCTAAAAAACTAATGACTTCAAATGATGCTGTGAGAGGCAAAACATTAACTGCACCAATCAATAAAGTAGAAATTAAAAAAATTCCAGGTAGAGTTGTAGATAAAGATGTAATCTCATCTGGGCCTTTTAAAATGTTTGGTGTTAGTAATAAAACACCAGGTGGTAAAAAATTCAGTGATGAGAGTATTGCTAAATTTAAAGAAGCTAATAAAAGACAGATTGAAAGAAGAAAATCTAAGATGATTAAAAGAGGTACTACAGATAAAAATCCTGGTTTGTTTGGATTTACATTTGATAAACCTCTATTTAAAAAAGGCACTATGGTAAAAGCTCGTGGTGGCGGAATGGCAAGAACAAAACCAACTAAACTTAGTTAAGTTTTTATATGGCTGAAATTGATAAAGTTATCGAAGAGGAAAAGGTTACTCCTGATTCTGAAGAAATTGATATTGAATTAGAAGGAGAGGAACCCACAACTGTTGAAGAAGCAGTTAATGAGACCGAAGAGTTTTTCAAAAATCTTACAGAAGATATGTCTGATGAAACTCTTCAAAGAATGTCTAATCAATTATTAGATGATTATAAAAAAGATAGAGTCTCAAGAAAAGATTGGGAAACAAGTTACACCAATAATTTAGATTTACTTGGAATCAAACACACAGAGATGACTAGACCATTTAAAGGTTCGGCATCCGTGACTCATCCACTTTTATCAGAGGCCGTTACATCATTTCAAGCACAAGCTTACAAAGAATTACTCCCGTCCCAAGGACCAGTAAGAACTAGAGTTCTTGGGGTGGAAGATAATGAAAAAGTAAATCAAGCACAACGTGTTCAAGATTTTATGAATTACATGTTGACTGAAGAGATGGAAGAGTACACTCCAGAATTTGATCAACTATTATTTTATTTAGCACTTGCAGGATCTGCATTTAAAAAAGTTTACTACGATGATGTTATGCAAAGAGCTGTATCTAAATTTATTCCAGCTGAAGATTTAGTTGTTCCATATTATGCAACTGATTTAATGGATTGTGAAAGAATTACTCATGTAATTAAAATGGGTGAGAATGAAATTCTAAAAAAACAAGCAGCAGGATTTTATAGAGATGTAGAATTAAAACCAACTGCATCGGGACCAACAGAAATTGAAAAGAAATATCAAGAACTAGAAGGAGTAACCCCTTCAACCGATAAACAATATTCATATTCAGTACTTGAGATGCATGTAGATTTAAACTTAGAAGAGTTTGAAATGCAAAACCCAGACAAACAAGTTAAGGTGCCTTACATCGTAACGATTGATGAAGGTTCGGGTGAAGTATTATCTATCTATCGTAACTACGATATGACTGATGAGACTAAAAAAAGAAAAGAATATTTTGTACATTTTAAATTTTTACCAGGATTAGGGTTTTATGGTTTTGGTTTAACACACATGATTGGTGGATTATCACGTACTGCTACTCAATCACTAAGACAATTACTTGATGCCGGTACATTATCGAACTTACCTGCTGGATTTAAGTCTAGAGGAATAAGAATTAGAGACGATGACCAACCATTTCAACCTGGAGAGTTCAGAGATGTGGATGCACCTGGTGGAAATATCAAAGATCAGTTTCAAATTTTACCATTTAAAGAACCATCAGCTACATTATACCAATTAATGGGCTTTGTTGTGCAAGCAGGACAGAAGTTTGCAGCAATAACTAACATGGATACGGGTAATGACATGCAAAATAGAGCTGTTGGAACGACTGTTTCGTTATTGGAACGTGGATCGAGGGTCATGAGCGCAATACACAAGCGTTGTTACTACTCGATGCGTAGAGAATTTAGACTATTATCAAAAGTATTTGGAACATATCTACCACCAATCTACCCATATTCAGTATATGGTGCCGATCAAGCAGTAAAACAGACTGATTTCGATGATCGAGTAGATGTAATTCCGGTAGCCGACCCAAATATCATGAGTATGGCACAAAGAGTAACGCTTGCTAACGAAAATTTAAAGATTGCTATGTCAAATCCTATGATGCACAACTTGAGAGAGGCATATCGTAGAGTATATGAAGCATTAGGGACTCAAGATATAGATCAACTACTTATTCCACAAGAAAAACCAATGCCAAAAGATCCAGCAACCGAGAATATGGAATCATTAATGCAAAAACCATTAAAAGCATTCCCGACTCAAGATCATGATGCACATATATCAGCTCACGTTGCTTTTATGGCAACAAGGATGGTTCAAATTAATCCTCAAGTATATTCTGCTCTACAAGCACATATATCTGAGCACGTATCATTAAAGGCTCAAGGAGAAGTTGGTGCAATGATACAACAAGATCCTCAAATGCAACAAATGTTACAACAAGATCCAGAAGCAGCAGAGATAAGAGTTGCATCAATGATTGCAAAAAGAGTTGCAGAGATAACTACACAACTTGCTCAAGGTGAAGCGATGGGTCAACAAAAAGATCCACTAGTTGCATTGAAAGAAAGAGAACTAGATCTTAAAGCTATGGACTTACAAAGAAAAGCTGAACAAGATATGATGGGTAATGAAATTAGAGAAAACGAAATTGATGAAAAACTAGATATTGAAAAAATGAAACTAGAAAACAATGAAGATCAAGCAGCAGAAAGAATTAGAATTGCTGAAGAGAAACTTGAAATTGCTAGAAGGAAGAAAAAATAATGAAAAGAAAATTTAAAGTTGCAAAACTTAAAGGTGGTGGGGCTGATTTTGGTGCTAAAGATAAAGCACAAGAAAGAGCTAATAAGGGTTATGGCTTTACAGGAGCTGCGGTAGATAAATCTACCAAACAACAAACAGTTAATCATAACAGAAATATTTCAAATAGAACTGGAAAAACTAAAACTATAAATACTATACAAAACAAAGTTTCAGGTTTTCAGATTCAAGGTCCTTCAATAGCACTAAGTTTAGCAAAGCAATTTATTTTTGATCCCCTAACTAAAGCAAATAGATTAAGAAGAGCAAAAGGTAATATGTTAATTGGTGGTAAAAAAATGCCCATTACAAGAGATTACTATAGAACTGAAAATAAACCATTAGATGTGATGAGTAAAGACGGCAAACAATATCAAAAGGATGCTGGATTAATCTCAGATAAAATACCTGTGGTAGTAGGAGGAGATAGCGAAGCTCAACAAAAATGTCCAGACGGAACCTTTCCTCCGTGTATTACAGCAGATAAAATAAATACTAATGTTGTCAAACCAAAACCAAATTTTTTTAATTTTAAAGCTTACAATTCTGGAGGAGTATCAAGTGGGCCACCACCAAAAAAAGGACCAAACTCACAAGTGCCTCCAGTAAAATTATCTAGAGGTGGAGGATTAGCAATAAGAGGAACTAAATTTAAAGGAGTATTCTAATGTGGTTTTCAGCTATTAAACTTGCAGTCTCTGCTGGATCTAAAATTTACGCTAACAAGCAAAAAACTAAAATGGCTATGAGTGAAGCACAACTAATGCATGCATCACGTATGGCCGAAGGCAAGGAAGCTTACCAAGGAAAGCTACTTGAGGCTAGGCAATCGGACTGGAAGGACGAGGCCGTACTTTTGGTATTGAGTGCCCCCATAGCAATTTTAGCTTGGGCAGTAATATCGGACGATCCAACAGCGATGGACAAAGTAAAATTGTTTTTTGATATGTTCTCTCAACTTCCGAGTTGGTTCACTAATCTTTGGATTTTGGTCGTAGCATCGATATACGGAATTAAGGGTACACAAATATTTAGAGGCAAAAAATAATGTGGAAGTGGATTAAAAAGTTATTTAATTTTAAATCTAAAAAAGAAAACTTAGATTATCCTAAAATGTCTAAAGGTGATTTAAAAAGACTAAAAGCACAAGGTATAATTAAAAGTATTTACAAACCTTACAATTAATATATAAAAGCTCCATGATTCAAGGAGACAGCACAGAGTACGAGATACTTCAAGAAGCTTGTAAAACACTTAACAGCGATGACTTATTTACTGCAGAGATTGGAGTAAGACAAGGACAAGGATCTAAGATTATTTTAGATGAATTAATTTTCAAAAAGCATTGGCATATTGGAATAGATCCATACGGTAATTTAGATTATCAACATTATGATAATTCTGGTTCTTACACAGCTGATTATACTAACAATATGAAACAAGAACTAATTAAAGATTTAGATTATCCTAATTTTACTTTGTATCAATTAGGTGATGATGAATTTATGAAACGTTTTGAAGATGGGGTTCCAATTTATAGAGATAAAAAAGAATTAAGAACTAGATATGATTTAGTTCATTTTGATGGTCCACACAAAACATATGATGTAATTAAAGAAGCTATATTTTTTGGTGAAAGATCTAGACCAGGAACTGTTTTTGTTTTTGATGATTATCCTAAATTCGATATGGATTCTGTTCTTAAAATAATAGTAAATGAATTTGGTTTTATGTTATTAAAACAAGGTAAAAATAAAATTTCACTTAAAAGAAACTAATGCTCGACTACCATACTAAAGAGCAGATAGTTAATGTTATAAATAAACAAATAAAAGATATCAAAGATCACTTGTGCTATGGGGTTGATTCCGTAGATCAATTGATGTATGGTCGGGGCAGACTCAGCGCCTTAGAAACGCTGCTTCAGGATATTAAAAACCTGCAAAAGGAGGATAACGATGGTACAATTGATAAAACCTAAACTTAATGATTTCGGAAACGAAAAAAAT